GTAACTCTTAACCTCCAAACACAAATACACAATACACTTAGCCGAGAAATTTAAGTACAATTTAGGCGTAGGAACTGTAGAGGACTTAGGACATATTTGCCTAGAAAGTTGATCTGGAACGATCAGCTCAATAGTCGTCATAACCCCTACATTGTGAATACTCGCAACATGCATATAACCACCGGGACGACCAGCAGCAGCACTAGCAGTGATATCAGAAACATCACTCGCCAAACCGCATTTGATAAACTGACCCGCCTCAGTACACATGTATTTCAACTTGCAAGAATAAACATCTGCTCTACCATAACCGGCCATTTCATCACCGATCAACTCAGCAAACGTCTTTTTGATATTAACTTCATTTCCTGACCTACAGGTAATTCCAAAATTCAAAGTATGATTCCATGGCTGTTCAGCCGTAATCACAGGCTCATTAGGTACTGGCTTTGTAGCCACGAAACTATCACTAGCATCCATCGTTGAAACGAAAATATGGCGGTTTACTCCATTAAAGCGGCCCACAAACCATCATTAGCATAATGTTCTTCTACCTGAGTGTCCGTTAAAGGAAGCACGTCCAGGTCGAATTTACCCATATCTTGCCAAAAGGTTTGAGCCACTTGTTCATCTCGCCATTCATATTCCTCCTCTATGACACGTAATTTTTCCCATGGAAGAGATTTGGTATAATGATACCTTTTGAGATTGAAAAAGACTGTGTTTATTTGTGCAACACAATCCATTTGCTCATCACTTAAGATATCATATAATAAATCACCTAATGCATATTGCTGAGAAAATAATTGAAAGTAACCCAACAAGGAGTCTTTCAATTTACCTCTCTCAATTTGACCCATCAGTCTCTTGTAAAACACTATGGGCTCTTTGATTATAATACCATTCTTGACAAGGTACGTGCAAAAATCTCCAACATCGGAAACGTATCGTTTATGCTCTATCGGAATTATATGTTCCCATTCTTCATACTCTGGATCTGGTGGCCTTTCATTGTGAATTCCATCATCACCGCTTCCACCATAAGGATCACCAATTTGAATTTGCAACTGAGCCAATTCAACAGCAATGGCAAAAACAGTGTTTATGAGATAAGTAAACACTTCACCAGAAAAGGTCATAATACCAAAATGCATCGTAGCAGTTTTCATATCCATTTTATCCTCCAAATAATCTTCAACTATTTGGTCGGGCACTCCAAAATGCCTCATAAAATGTGCGAAGAATGTCAACGCGGCTCCTCTAACAACTCCATCCAAACCTTTGACGTCACTCATTTGAAAGTTTTGCCCATCAATAAAATGCTTACTAAACCAGTCTTGCATTTGGGCCCAAGTCTTCCCAGCATGTATATAAACATTTGGCGGGACAGCTTTAAGGAATTTGTTTAACAAATAAATTCCCCAAGGACCAAATTTAAACAAATAAGCGTCACTTCTGACGAATATTGGTTGGAGCGGCTTAGCCACAGGAAACTCTTTGTCTTTCATTTTCCATTGAGTTTTAGCAGTCAAGAAATCAACATAATCGGGATCAGCTCTATTCAAGGACATTTGCTTTAAAGTGCCTGATCTATCGGCTCTCCTTTCTTGAAACCGATAGAAGGCGTCTTCATACGCCATTTCATCATATTTTTCCGGATCAGTCCACTGCATGAACGTCTTGAACTTCATCCATAGATGATTGCCAAATGCCTCTTGTTCCCTGTACTCAATTCTGTTTTCCTCATACGTCATTCTACGAATCCTCTGTGCTACACCTGCAGAGAAAGAAGGACCATCATCACTTCGCTGATTTTGGCCCCAATTCAAAGCCTGTGGCTTGAAATACAAAGGGTTCTCATAGCTTTTAGGCTCGGACAACAATCTTGAAATAGTTATTCCGCTACGCCTATCTCGCTGCTTACTCTTTGAATGGAGAACTCTAGCATAATGAACGTAGTCCAATCGGCGATAAGGCAGATCTGGTTTTTGTTCACTGAACAGATTTTTCCAAGACAACTCAGCTTCATAGCGTTCCATAACATTGCCATTGAACCTTTCCCAGAGATCCTCCTCATTCACCAGAGGTATATGAGTAGGCAATTTAGGTCTCGGGATATTAATCTCCTGGGGCACCACTTCTTCTATAATAGGCTCCAACATTTCTTCTATGTAAGGCCTAAAATTGTATGCATCTTTATAAACTGGATCATCATATCGCAACC